AAACAGCAAGCAGAAGAAGCACAGAAGACAAGAGATTTCCAACAGGACGCCTCTGATACAGCCCATCAAAGAGAAGTAAAAGATTTACGCGCAGCAGGTCTTAATCCAATATTATCAGCTAAGTATGGCGGAGCTTCAACGCCAAGTGGCGCAATGGCAGATGTTCAAAATGTATTCGGAAAAACAGGCGATATAATTTCGAATGGGATTTCAACTGCTATGCAAGTAGCCCAAACTAAAGAAAATATCAAATTAACAGAAGCACAAAAGTTAAAAACTTTAGAAGAAGCAAGGGATTTAAAAAGAGAAAATGATATTCTTGACGGAATAAAACCTGGGTTTCCTTCAAAGAAAGACTCTTCATGGTATAGAGATTTAAAATCAGGTGGACGAGTAGGTGATGAGGTTTTCCATAAGTTGTTATATAAATGGCGTATGGACGCCGGGACGGCTTCAGCCCGAGAATTACGAGAAGATAGAAGAGATTATTATACAGGTCGTTCTAGTTTATTTCGGCAAAACAGACGTCAACCAAAAACATGTTAATCAATGGTGAAAGGAGGTGATGATTGTATGAAAAGATATAGACCTAATAAATCAAGAGACCGTCGGTATTTTTCTAAAACGGCAGGAAGTACAAATTCTAGAAATTTATTGTCTAAGTCTCCAATGCGAGGGGGGTTTAGACTATAATGCCGTGCTATTATCCCTTAACTGGTTATGAATCAATAGAAGTAAATGAAAGCGGAAAGCGGTCGATAGTATTTCAGCATAGAAAAGGTTTTGTAGATAGAATGATAAAAGTTCCCTGTGGGAATTGTATCGGATGTAGGTTAGATCGCGCCCAAAAATGGGCGTTGCGGTGTGTTCATGAAGCAAGTCTTTACGACGAAAATTGTTTTATTACATTAACATATGATGAAGAACACATCCCCAAAAACGGTTCATTAGTAGTTCAAGATTTTCAAAAGTTTATGAAGCGGTTACGGAAAAAATATCCGGATAAAACAATCCGCTTCTTTCATTGTGGTGAGTATGGCGAACAAACACAGAGACCTCATTATCATGCATGTATATTTAATTATGATTTCCCCGATAAAAAACCTCTACCATCAAAAAGCAAAGATCAATTATACTCGTCGGATATATTATCCGAATTATGGCCGTATGGCCTGTCAAGTATAGGCGCGCTTACTTATAATTCAGCGTCGTATGTTGCAAGGTATATCATGAAAAAAGTAACAGGAAAAAAAGCAAAAGAATATTATCAAGGTAGAAAGCCGGAGTATGTAACAATGTCAAGAAAACCCGGACTCGGGCATCAATGGATAAAAGAAAATTATAAAGACATATATCCGGAAGATTTCGTAGTGTTACGAGGTGGACAAAAATTCAAAGCACCGAAGTATTACGATACAGTATACGATCAGATTGATCATAAAAAATTACAACAAATTAAATTAAGGAGAGAACGTCAAGCAAAAGCGGATCCAGATTCAAAAAATCATAGACTATATGTCCGGGAGAAAGTCAAAAGCGCACAAATCAAGTCATTAACTAGGAGTTTATAAAATGTTATTAAATGTGTATTCAATTTTCGATATCAAGGCAAAAGTATATGGCAATCCGTTCTATATGTCACATAATGGCGAAGCGCAGCGCGCCTTCGGCGATTTAGTAAAAGATCAACAATCAACAGTATCAAAACATCCGGAAGATTATCAATTATTTAAGTTAGCAACATTCGATAATGTATCAGGTAAATTTACGCCGATTAATCCCGTCGAGTTTATGGCTCATGCAACGGATTATTTACCAAATGAAAAAAGTTAAAAAAATGTTTAAAAAAAAGCACACTCATGTTAAATTAAATAGTCAAATGCGTTAAAAACTTCCTCCCGGAAGTATAGTAAATAAAAAAAAGGAGCAAAAAAAATGCAAAGAAACAGAGTATCAATTAGCTTTAAAGGCGACTCAAAATATGTTAAAAGCAGGACAAAACAAGCATTCAAAAAAGAGTGTGATATAAATACAATATTAAAAAAGTATAAAAATCAAGGGGTATCCATTCCGTTAGGTATGGATCCCAATGCAACATTTGGTGATTTCTCAGATATCGGCGATTATCAGACAATGATAGCGCGTCTAGATGACGCGCATCGAATGTTTATGACAATGCCAGCAGAGTTAAGATATAAATTCGGCAATGATGTATCGAATTTATTAGAGTTCATTGCAGATGATAAAAATATTCCAGAAGCACAAGAGTTAGGCATTTTGCCTAAACCGAAAGTTGAAGATTCTGGAAATGGCGCTCCGGAAGGAGCGCAACCGCCAACAGGCGGAGTACCTGCAGAGGCAGGTGCGTAAAACTCCCACTATATATATTACTTGATATGAATAGTGGGAGTGACACCAAAACGAAGTTAGGTGTCAAAAAAGAGTAAAAAAAGTTAAAAAGGAGATAAAAAAATGCGTTCAGTAATGAAACATCAGTTTAGCCAAGTTCCGCAAGCAAATATCCCCAGATCAGTATTTAATCGGACACATGGATATAAAACAACATTTGATGCAGGTTATATTGTTCCGTTCTATGTAGACGAAGCCCTACCGGGCGATTCATTCAATTTAGACGCGACATTATTCGCAAGGTTAGCAACACCAATTTATCCAATTATGGATAATATGTTTATGGATGTATTTTATTTTTTCGTGCCAAATAGGTTAATTTGGACAAATTTTCAAAAATTTATGGGCGAAAAAACGGATCCTATTGATTATGATGATCCGGTAGAAAATATAGATTATTTAGTTCCTCAAATAGTTGCGCCAGCAGTTACAGGTTGGGTAACTGGTTCATTAGCAGATTATTTTGGTTTACCAATTGGTGTAGCAAGTTTGGAGCAATCGTCATTATGGCATAGGGCATATAATTTAATTTATAACGAGTGGTTTCGTGATCAAAATATTCAAGATTCTGTTGTTGTTGATAAAGGCGACGGTCCGGATGATCCAACAGATTATGTATTATTAAAGCGTGGAAAACGGCATGATTATTTTACATCATGCTTGCCTTGGCCACA